GGGATATAAATGAAGGAGGACTGTATGGATCAAAATTACCCATTTTATACATATCAAGGAGTTCCATTATCACCTTGCTTCTCGTATTTACCACTCGGGTGTTCTGTTCTAGGCCCGCCTCTTCTGAGACCTTTTGATCCAGTGCCTGGCGCTGGTGCTTGGCCTCTATAAATTGGGGTGCCTTCCCTCTTTTCGTAACATTTTGTGCTGTTCCAGGAACACTCGCTTTGAATTGCTCGAGGGTTGAAAAATCATGGTCAATCCTGCTATGATTGTGAAGGCAAGTGTAAGGATCCCGATCTCTGTGATGGTGTCTGCTTTGAATCCTCTGAAGTTTGGATCCCACACTGACTGCTATAGCACTAAAGCGGAAATCCCCCGCGTCACCATCCATGATGCTACGTGCATAAGCATAATTATCGAGCTCGGGATGGATTCCATAAATCTCCCTACCCATATCAGCATCTTCATAAGCATATTGGCATTTCAAGATTTTCTGCAAGATGCGCCTCTCATCGTGCGTTGGGTTCGCACGATCCTTGTGGTAAGTCATGTGAAGGTAGATCTCACAAATGGCCATACGCAGTGGTATACGTCCAACATTGAACTTACTAAAGACTGGGGGCATGGTGACCTCTAGATCCATACCAATGTTAAACAACCCATCTTCATCATCAGTCCTAATCTTCTTTAGTTTGGAGAACATACTAGCTGGTATCTGGTCCATAGTTTTTGTGAATAATATTAGGCTCTGGATACCATAGAGGTGCAACCGACTCCGGATGGGTTGGTCAATCTTCTCTATACACCTACTGGGATCACGATTTGCTGACAAGCAGTTCATCAGTATGTACCTTGCTCCAGACAACGAAGTAGCAGTTGTCAGTTTTCCTTCTATTATCATCAGAGTTTCAAATGCTGGAAAATCACTTGAAGACAAGTAATCAGTAAACCTACTATAGGGCCAACTGAGGGACTCAAAATGTGCTAAGACAGCCATTAGTATTCGGTCAAAGCATATGCAATAGGATTCCAATCTGAACACATCGACTGATCTGATCTCTGTTATACACCATTCGTGATTTAAAGAGAACTCAGAAGGCACATAGCTCTTGTAATCAAGGCAGGTGGATCTTTTATAAATCAACTGGTAAAATGCTGGGTTAGCCTCAGACCTTAGAACACCACCAGGATATATTATAATGTACACTTCATACTCTGGAACTCTAGTGATCAGAAATCTATCCCTCCTAATCTTTTGCAGCCTATTTATGCTACGGGTGAACTCCTTCATTATGCACTGCAACACATGAAGGTGGTATCCCCAGTTTTGAGAGCGACTTACCATTAAAACATCAT